TCTTATAGCAACACAAGTACAAGTGCATCTTATGCTCTAAACAGTACCTCAGCTTCATATGCTTTAAGTGCTTCTCAAGTTACTAGTGCATCTTATGCTATATCAACATCTGTTGCTATATCATCATCTTATGCTCTAAACAGTACTTCAGCTTCATATGCTTTAAATAGTACTTCAGCATCATATGCTTTATCATCATCTCAAGCATTAACTGCTTCTTATGTAACAACTGCTCAAACAGCATCTTATGTTCTTAATGCAGTAAGTGCTTCTCAAGCATTAACAGCATCTAATACCCCAAATGCTTTAATCACAGCTTCAGTATCTTCAAACACCATAACGTTTACAAAGGGTAACGGTACTACTTTTAACATAACTGTGGCTACGGGTTCAGGTGGTGGTGGAGGCGGTGGTAATATTACAGGTTCTTTTAGTGATTATCCAAATTACATGGTGTTAACTTCAGGTTCTAACGCTGTTACTGATACTCCAAGTGTACAATACATACCTACTCAAAAAGCTTTGTTGGGAGGATATAACGCTATTACTTCTCCATACGGTACTTCTAAACCCTTTGGAGGTATGATATCCACTTTAGACCCCGCAAACATATGGCAATCTGGATATTTTAATGGAACTGCGCTACCTAACGAAACGGCTGCTACCAATCTATTTGCTGGTCAACTGTGTTTTAGAAACAGTAGCGGACAATGGGATTCATCAGATGCAGTAGCAGAACAAGATACTTCAGTAAACATGTTAGGTATTTGTTTAAAAACAGCAACTACGGGTAACACTACTTCGATATTAATCCAAGGTATGTATAGTATAGATTGGTCGGTATCAGGTCTTACAGATTTTTCATCACCAGCTACGGGCATGCCGGTTTACATGGACGAAAGTAATAACGGTCATGCTGGAAACATTACAGACATAACAAATATACTTTCATCGTTTACACCGGGTGAAGTGGTAAGAAAAGTAGGATCTTTATTTTGGTGGGGAAACTCTTTTAGTTCTAACATTGCTGTGGTATACTTTAACCCATCAGACGATTACATAGTATTATAAAAATATAAAAACATGGGAGTAGTAAACGGCATAGATGCAACTTTGGTTTTAGGAACAATCAATGGGGTGAACATATCCAAGGCAGGAGCTCCAGGTACATCCATTAAAAAAATAAACAAAATTTTAGGAACGTCTATAGGTTTAGGTTTTGGTACACCACAAAACTTTTGTTTAACACCTTATGCAAGTTCATTAGATGCTTGTACAAACGGACCTACAGACCCTAATACAGGATTCCTTTATACGTCTCCTTATGACGGTAATTTCTATACCATAACACATGCTACAGCAGGAACACCTTTTAACGGAGGTAATTCTTGGTATTATTACATAGATAAGGGGTTTTCTTTTCAAATAGACACATTAGGAGTACCTTTAAATCAAGTAACTTGTTAAAAACATAAAATATGACAACAAACATTTCCCCAGTAAAATGGAAATATAGCGACACAGTAAACGTAACCAAACTATCAGTTTCTAGTATATCTGATGATTTTAATAGAGCATGTAAAGTATCATGGCAAGTCTTAGACGAATCCGGTGTTGTACACGATAGCGGAGTCATTGCCATAGCAGGAACTAACTACACAAATTGGGACGGTAATAACTCTTACCCAACCACCTATGTAGCAAACCAACTAGGACTTACTTTAGTTTCAGGAAGTGGTAGTATTTAAATTTTTTTAAATATTTATAATAAAAATTAATGGCAAATACATTAAAAAATATATTTAACCCTGGTGTAGACCAAATAGCACAAACTTATACTATTGAATCATGGCATGTATCACAATCAATCGATGCTTTTACAGGCGCTCAAGCTTATGATATAGTCCTATCAGGATCATTTACTTTATCAGGTTCAAGTAGTATAACTGGAAGTTTAAATGTTACTGGTAGTGTTTCATCTTCTTTAGGATTTTATGGTACTTCAAGTTGGGCGGCAAATTCATCTCAATCAACTAGTGCTTCTTATGCTTTAACAGCATCTTATGCTTTATCAAGTGCTGGTGGAGCTAATGCGGGTGGAGCAGATAAACAAATACAATTCAATAGTGGTTCTACTCTTTCAGGTTCTAGTAATTTCCGATACAATTATAACCTACGTTCCTTTGAAATGGGAGACAATGTAGTAGCCTCAGGAACTGGATCTTTTGCTCAAGGAATAAATACTTCAGCCTCTGGTTTATATTCACATGCTGAAGGATTCACTACTTTAGCTAATGGTTATTCTTCACATGCCGAAGGTTCTTATACAACATCTTCTGGTGGATATTCACATGCTGAAGGATCCAATACTGTATCTCCTGGAGCTAATTCTCATGCTGAAGGATATAGTACAATATCTTCTGGATCATATTCACATGCTGGAGGTATATCTGCTTATACAAGTCATATAAGTGAATGGGCTAGATCTAGTACTCCTTTAGGACAATACGGTATTTTATCACTATCTAACCAAACTTCAGGTACAACTCCTGCAAAACTACTTATTTCATCTAGTTTGGGTTATGATTATTTTACAATTCCTGTAAATACTGCTTATTTTGTAGATGTAACAGTTATGGGAACTGCATTAGACGCGGGAGCAAATGGTATTAGTAGAGTATTTAAAGGAAATGCAGTGATAAAAAATTACGGTGGTACAACAGTATTTGATGGTAGTTCTCTTACATTATCTCCAACAACAGGTGCTGCTACTTCTTTTTCAGCAAGTGCAGCCGCTGATGATATTAATGATATGTTAGCAATATATGTTACAGGTAGTGGTACTTATAATGTAGCTTGGTTCGCTAAAGTAGAATATACAAAATTAAATTATATAAACAGTATTTAAAAATAAATAAAATATGGAAACAAAAGTTTTAACACAAGAAGAATTACAAGAAATTAAAAACATTCAAAAAGAAAAAACATCTTTAATTGAACAATTTGGTATTTTAGAATACAACCTTCAAGATCTTGAACATCAAAAACAAGAATTAAAAGCAAATTTAATTAAACTAAAAGGACAAGAATTTGAAATTAGTTCCAAACTTCAAACAAAATATGGAGTAGGAACAATAAATATGGAGAAAGGAGAGTTCACACCAATTTCCTAGTTTTTTGAATAGTTTTATAATATTTATAACAAAACTACAAACTTAAATTAATTAAAAAACATGGCGACAAATTTAAATTCTCCTGGTGTACTAGCGATAGAAAATGACCAATCATTTATCACCCAACAGCCTGTAACTGTTGGTGCAGCTATTATAGGTCCTACCGTTAAAGGACAAGTAGAAATACCAACAATTGTTACATCTTATAGTGATTATCAAAATACATTTGGTACTACTTTTACTAGTGCTAGCCAAGTGTATACTTATTTTACATCAATTGCCGCTTATAACTACTTTAATAATGGTGGTCAAACATTACTTGTAGCAAGAGTAGTAAGTGGTACATATACATCAGCTACTACAGATTCTAGTTCTGTAGCTGGTCTTTTTATAGCTTCTACAGGTTCAGCAACTACACAATCATTTTCTCTTCAAACCTTATCTAAAGGTAATATAATGAACAACTCAGGTTCAGTAGACCCTAGTGGTTCATTAGTAAGTGGTTCATCAGATAATATCAGATGGCAAGTCGCTAACACTTCATTTACTGCTGGTACTTTTGATTTATTAATTAGAAGAGGTGATGATAATACAAATAACCCAATTATATTAGAAACATGGACTGGTTTATCATTAGATCCATTTGCTCCTAACTACATAGCTAAAGCAATAGGTGATTATACAGTAAACTATAACGCTACTACTAACCAAACTGAAATTTCTGGTTCTTATCCAAACAGAAGCGCCTACGTTAGAATTTCTTCAGTAGATTTACCAACACCTCACTATTTTGATAATAATGGTAATCCTGTATCAGCATTCACTGGTTCTTTACCAGTAAATAACAGTGGTTCATTTGGTAATGCTCAAGGTGTAATAATGACTAATGGTCAATATTATGATCAAATTAGTGATGGTAATAGATCACAAGGTATTCCAAGTGCTAGTTATACAAACATGATTAATTTATTATCAAATTCTGATAACTATAAATTTAATGTTTTATTAACTCCTGGTTTATTTGATAGTTTACAAACATCACAAATAACATCAATTATAAACAACACTCAAAATAGAGGTGATAATATATTTATTTTAGACTTAGTACCATATTCAACTAATACTCCATCAGCTGTAGTATCTCAAGCACAAACAAGAAATACTTCATATGCTACTTCATATTGGCCTTGGTGTTTAGTAGTAGACCCAGATTCAGGTAAAAACGTATGGGTTCCAGCTTCAACTTTAATAGGTGGTGTTTATGCTTATAACGATAGTGTAGGTGAACCTTGGTTTGCTCCAGCAGGTATAAACAGAGGTGGTTTATCTACAGTAATTAGAGCTGCTCAAAAATTATCTCAAAGTAACAGAGATACTTTATATACAGGTAAAGTAAACCCAATTGCAACATTCCCAGGTACTGGAGTTGTAGTATACGGTCAGAAAACATTACAAACAAAAGCAAGTGCTTTAGATAGAGTAAATGTTCGTCGTTTATTAATTGCTCTTAAATCTTATATCTCTCAAGTTGCTCAAAATTTAGTATTCCAACAAAATACAACAGCAACAAGAAACCAATTCTTAAGCCAAGTAAACCCATATTTAACATCAGTTCAACAACGTCAAGGTTTATACGCATTTAAAGTAGTAATGGATGATTCAAATAACACACCAGATGTTATAGATAGAAACCAATTAGTAGGTCAAATTTATATTCAACCAACTAAAACTGCTGAATTCATTTACTTAGATTTTAATATATTACCAACAGGAGTTACTTTCCCTTAATATTAAGGGAAGGTAATTACCTTCTTTAAAGCGATAATATTTATAAACAGAAAATAAATAACAAAACAAAATGGCAGTATTAAACCCAAACGAAATATTCTTTACAGCATTTGAACCTAAACAACAAAACAGGTTTATAATGTATGTTGATGGATTCCCATCATATATAATCAAAGCAGTAAGCGCTGTGACTTTAACTCAAGAAACAATCGCTCTTAACCATATGAACGTTCAACGTTTTGTTAAGGGTAAATCTAAATGGGGTACAATTACAATGACTTTATTTGATCCAATTACTCCTTCTGGTGCTCAATCAGCAATGGAATGGGTACGTTTACATCACGAATCAGTAACTGGTCGTGATGGTTATTCTGATTTCTATAAAAAAGATTTAACTATCGATATTTTAGGTCCTGTAGGTGATATTGTGAGTGAATGGATTATTAAAGGTGCTCTTATTACAGAAGCTAACTTTGGTGAATATAACTGGGATAACGAATCAACTGCTCAAAATATTACAATAACAGTTCAACCTGATTATTGCATTCTTAACTTCTAAGAATACCGTCAAATATTATTCATATTGATTTTTTAAAAGCTCACATTTCTATGTGAGCTTCTTTATTTTTCATATATTTATATATGACACTAAATAATGTTATAAAAAACAATCTATGGACAACAAATTTAATTTTCCAACCGAAATGGTTGAATTACCTTCAAAAGGTTTAGTTTACCCCGAATCAAATCCATTATCTTCAGGCAAAATAGAAATGAAATATATGACTGCCAAAGAAGAAGATATTCTTACAAACCAAAATTATATTAAACAAGGTGTTGTATTAGAAAAATTATTAAAATCTCTAATTGTATCAAAAGTAGATTACGATGATTTAATAATAGGAGATAAAAACGCTGTGTTAGTAGCCGCTCGTATTTTAGGATATGGTAAAGATTATACATTTAAATATAATGGTGAAGATGTAACAATAGACTTAACACAATGCCCATTACGTTACATAGATGAAACTAATATAACCCCAGGTCAAAATTCATTTAAATTTACTTTACCTAATACAGGAACAGAAATAACATATAAAATATTAACTAATAAAGACGAAAAAGCAATTCAAGCTGAATTAGATGGTCTTAGAAAGATTAATAAAAATTTTGTACCTGAATTTTCTACTCGTTTAAAATTTGCTATTACTTCAGTTAATGGAGATTATGATATTAAAACTATTAGAGAATTTGTTGATAATTACTTTTTAGCTAAAGATTCTAAAGCATTTAGAGAACACCTAAATAATACTCAACCAGATATTATATTAAAATCTAAGATAACATTATCAGACGACACCGAGGAGGATGTTGTCGTACCAATTAATACTAACTTTTTTTGGCCTGACGCTTGATTATAGAGTATCTTTTTTCACACAAATACATGAAATAATATTTCATGGTAATGGAGGATATGATTATGACACTATATATAATATGCCTATTTGGTTAAGACAATTTACTTTTAATAAAATTAAAGATTTTTATGAAAAACAAAATAGTCAAAATCAAGACAAAAATATGGAAAAATCAATCCAAACTATGAAAAAAGCAAACGCTGATAAAACTATAACACCCCCAACATATGTCACCAAAGCAAAGGCCTCAAAAAAATGAGGCCTTTTAATATTTATGACAAAATCTAATATAGATGGCCGCATTCGATGATATAAACAAAGCTAAAAAAGCATTAGAAGATCTTTCAAAAGAATATGAAAAACTTACTAATAAGAAAATTCCTACTTTTAATATTAAGGATGATATCAAAGAAGCCAATAATGCTATAACAATAATGAATGATCTTTTAGATAAAACTAAAAGAGAAATGACTTATTTAGAAGATGGTTTTGGAAATATAGAAAATACATTAGTATCTATAGTTCAAGAATTAAAGAAAACCCAAACACCTACTAAAAATGCAACTTCAGCATTTATTGGAATATCTAAAGTAGTAAAAGATCTTAAATATGATCAACAAGAAATAGATATTCTTAATAAAAAACAATTAAATTCTTATAAAACCAAACTATCTAAACTTCAAGAAGAAGTAAAAATAAACGCGGAACGTTTACAAATTGAAAAAGATATGGTTGGAAAATCAGAACAAGAAATTCTAGCTAGTAAAGAACTCACTGAAGATCAAAAATCTATTTTAGTAGGGTTATCAAAAAACTTTGATATTTTTAATGACATAAATAATCTTTTAGATAAAAGAATAAAAGAAGAAAAAGATTATGAAAAAGCTTTAGGTATTACTGGAGCCACTGTTAAATCATTATCTAGTGCTTTATCTAAATTAGGATTTGGTGCTTTAGGTGAAAAATTAGGTATAAACGATGCTTTAGATAAAGCAAAAGCAAAAGCAAAAGACTTAGTTAAAACACTTGGTAACCCAGAAGTTGAAGCTAAAAGAGAAGAATTAATTAATAAAATTACTAAAGAAAGAGGTTTTTTAAGTGATAAACAACTTAAAGCTGGTTTTGGAGGAATAGAACTTAAAAAATCTCAAATAGAACTTGAAAAAATAAATGCCGAGTGGGGTAATAAAACTCTTAAAACTCAAATCTCTACAAACGATAGATTAGGTATAGCCAAAGATCTAGTTAAGGATTTAGGAACAAATCTAATAGAAAATATTCTAGACCCAGAATTACTCATAGTTAAAGCATTTGAATTATTCATAGATGCTCTTAAAATATCAGACAATTCAGCAGGTAATCTAGCTAAATCATTTAATTTAAGCTATCAAGAAGCAGTTGCGTTAAATGGAAAATTAAACGAAACTGCAAATTTATCATTAGATGCCGCTATTAATACTAAAGGACTTAATGAGAGTTTAATTGCTGTAGGAAAATCATTAGGATCTAATGCTCAATTAAATACTAAAGATTTAATAACATTCACTAAATTAAGAGAACAAGCAGGTTACACTAATGATGAGTTAATTGATATACAAAAATTATCTTTAATAAACAATAAAACATTAGAAGATAATACAGCATCAATTTTAGGAGGAGCTAAAGCATATGCTTCTCAAAATAAATTAGTTGTAAATGAAAAAGATATTTTAAGAGAAGTTGGTAAAACAAGTGCAGCTGTTAAATTATCTCTAGGAGGAAGTGCGGATGAATTAGCTAGATCAGTAATACAAGCTAAACAATTTGGATTAACATTAGCACAAGCTGATCATATATCTTCAAGTTTGTTAGATTTTGAATCATCAATTTCAAATGAACTTGAAGCAGAATTAATAACTGGTAAAAATCTTAATCTTGAAAAAGCAAGACAATTAGCATTAAATAATGATATAGCGGGAGCAGCAGCTGAAGTAGCAAAACAAGTAGGTACATCTGTTGATTTTGCTAAAATGAATAGAATACAACAAGAATCTATAGCTAAAGCTGCTGGTTTAACTAGAGAAGAATTAGCTCAATCATTAATGGATAGAGAAGCATTAGCTAAATTATCTGAGGTAGAAGGTAAAACTGCTCAAGAAAGATTTAATAATTTAGTTAAACAAGTAGGTTTAGAAGAAGCTAAAAAACGTTTAGGTAATGAACAATTGGCTAATCAATTTGCTCAACAATCTATTCAAGAAAGATTTAATAATAGAGTAGATAAATTAAAAGATATATTTGTAAGTATAGCTGAACCAGTTTTAGCTATAGTAAGTCCACTTATGGATTTAATAAATACAATATTACCAGCTATTAATGTTTTATTACAACCAATAATTAATGATTTAAAAGCAATAGGAGTAGTTATAAGAGATCTTATATCTGAACCATTAAAAGCACTTAAAGGTATATTTTCTGGTATTATAGATATAATGAATGGAGATATTACAAATGGATTTAAAAAAATAGGAGTATCTTTATTACGTTATGTATTAAGTCCATTTCAAGCACTACTTGATGGAATTGTTACATTAATTAATTCATTTACAACAATACTTAATAAGATTCCTGGAGTAAATATTGGAGAAATAAAAGCCCCAGACTTAACTAATTCTATAGTTGGACCTAATGTAGCAATGGCTGATGGAGGTATAGTAACATCTCCTACTCATGCTTTAGTAGGTGAAGCAGGACCTGAAGCTGTAATACCACTTAATCAATTAATGAATGAATTTAAAGAAATGAAACAAATAACATCTCCTACTCATGCTTTAGTAGGTGAAGCAGGACCTGAAGCTGTAATACCACTTAATCAATTAATGAATGAATTTAAAGAAATGAAACAAATATTAACCGCAATACTAAACAAAGAAGGTACAATAACTTTAAATGGTACAAAAATGGGTACAGCAATGGCTGTAGGTTCATATAAGATTCAATAACTTTTAATATTTATAAACAAAAAACAACATGGGACTATTAAATTTATTAACATCACACGCTTCAAATTTAGGATTTAGCGGAGCAACTCCAACAATAAATCCAGGCGCAACTCAACAATCTAAATTACATGCTGATGGAAATCAACCATCATATTCTTTAAATGGTGCTAATTTCCCAACAGTAAACGCAGCATATAATGAATATATTGATGATGCGCCTAATGCTTTACCTCAACCATCTCAATTAGATTTAAACGGAGCAACACCATCTCAATATATTAATCATCTACCTCATTAATGGCTTTAATTAACCTACAAACTAATTTACGTAATTTAAAATACGGAAATGATAGGATTTATGGAGGTAGTAGTGGACAACCATATATTACTACACCAATTCCTAATGGGACATCTGATGTAGGAAATGCCAATTATGATTTTATATTAAAAGGCGGAATAAACGCTATAACCGATTCAGCTACAGATGTTTTACGTTTAAGTAAAATGTTTACTGATTTAAAAACCCCAAATGGGTTATTTTTTACAACTAAACAAAATTTACTTTCACGTACAGCAGTTCAAACTCAAACATCTGATATATTAAATGGAGGAATTTATACTCCATTATCAACATTAGCTGAAGCTGGTATTGTAGCGTTTGGTAGTCATTTACTTAAACAAGGTAGAAACCCATTTGATGATACTGGTGCTTATGCTACTAATAACTTTAATTTATATGGTCCTTATATAATCAACCAAAAAACTACACAACCATCTGGTGAAGATAGATTAGTTAATCTTTATAATACTTTAATAGTTTCATCAAGCAATGACATTAATATATTATCATATGATGGTGGTCCTGGTTCAGATTTAGGTATAGGAAGTACTAATATTAGATTTGCTGACCAAAGAACAGGTATTAATAATGTTAATGGTAAAGAAATTATAAATGGAACTTACCAAACTACTAGAATGGTTCGTGTATTAAAAAACTGGATTCCATATAATGGTGCTACAAATGCCTATAATTTATTTAATAAAAATAATGATGAAGTAAGTAATTTAAATTCAACAATATATTCAGGAACATATTCTTATGAACCAGGAATATCATATAATGTTTATAAAACAGGTTCATTAGAAACTGATACTACAGTAGCATTTACAAACGATTCTCTTACTTACACTCAAAATCAATTAAATGCTCTTGAAGGTGGTGATTTAAATAAAGATATAAGAGGTTCTCTATCAAGTCCTGGCGCTCCAAAAACTCAAGATTTTAGAGCAATTTTAAGACAAGGATTAATAAGTTCTTCTATTATGTCTAATGCCCCATTGTATAATGTAGCTGAAAATAAAACTATTGAAGGTAGAGTAAATATGGGTGACCCGGGTAATAGTACAAACAAAAATTTAATATCTTACACCAATGGTGGTATATTAAATAGTAATAAAATAGCCCAACCCGTAGATAAAATAACTGCTTTAGCATTGTATTCAAGTACAGCTGTAGATACAAGTGATATAGGTAAAAAAATTACAAATGATCTTGTAAAATTTAGAATAGCATCTATACATAACAATAATCCTTCTCAAAAAACATTTATGCATTTTAGAGCAGCATTAAATAACTTTTCAGACTCATATAACGCAACTTGGAATTCAGCAACATATTTAGGTAGAGGTGAAAATTTTTATACATATAGTAATTTTACACGAACAATATCTTTAAGTTGGACTATAGCAGCCCAATCAAAACAAGAACTTATACCAATATATAAAAAATTAAATTACTTAGCTTCAAACATAGCTCCAGATTATACAAATCTTGGTTATATGACTGGTAATTTAGTACAACTTACTGTAGGTGGATATTTATATGAACAAGTTGGTATTATAACAGGTTTAGTTTACGATATACAAGAAGACACACCTTGGGAAATAGGAATAAATGATGATGCTACTAATTATGATTCAAGTGTAAAAGAATTACCTCATGTTATTAGAGTATCTAGTTTTACATTTATACCAATACAAAACTTTATACCAGCTAAACAATCAGTAAATGGTAATACAGCAGCATCTATTATAGATAATAATGAGTATGGTCCTGAACGTTTTATAGCGTTAAATAATGGAACTATTTATAATAATTATGATTCATAATAAAATATTTTAATATAATTAATAATGAACAGATACCAAAATATACCTAAAACTGTAATAAACAAACGCCCACTTTATAGAACTTCACGTTACCCTGAAGTTCCTTTAAGTTCGGATGATATTTACGTTTATACAACACAAGGTGATAGATTTGATATTTTAGCAAATCAATATTATGGTGACAGTTCATTATGGTGGATAATATCTATAGCTAATACAGGAACCGCAGGTACATCTAGTCCTTCAGACTTACCACAAAATTCTCTAGTAATACCTGAAGGAATACAAATTAGAATACCAGCATATCCACAATCAACCATAAATGATTTTAACTCAATAAACCAATAAAGTTATGAATATAGTAGGAGAAAGTTTTCCTCAACCTATAGTAGACCAAATAAATACTCGTCAAAAGAAAAAAGGAACACCCAACAGGGACCCTGAACTTCTTACTTGGATGAATTCAAATACAGGGTGGGTTAGATTAATATCTTCAGTAGATGTTGATCCTACACGTTATGCTTTTAAAAATGCTCCTTTACAAAATGCTCAATTAATAAATTCTGATTTAGCTAGACAATATATTCTATTTGGAGGTGTTTCAGATGGGATAGGTAAAGCAGGATTACGTTCTGGAATAGCTACTGATAAGTCAATACATAATAATAATGCTTATGGTTTAGGTGGATCTGAAGAATTTGGTTTAGTTCCTATGCCTGGTATTACTTCATTTAATATTAAAACAGAAAATAAAGGTTCACTTAAAACAGCCACTATTGGGATCAAAGCTTATAATAGAACACAATTCGATATTATAAATACATTATATTTAAGTTTAGGTTATTCCGTTTTAATAGAATGGGGTAATACAATGTATTATGATAATGATATAAATAAACCATTAGAAACAAATAATCCATATAATTTAGTTGAAGAATTTTTAGGTTTAAATAAACTTAAAGGAGTATATAAATGGGATGCTATACTTCCTAAAATTCAAGAATATCGTTTAAAGTCATGTGGTAACTATGATGCTGCTTTAGGTAAAGTAGTTAACTTTTCTTGGACATTAGATCGAGATTTAAGTTATAATATTACACTTACTGTTAGGACAATAGGAGATATAATTGAATCTCTTAAAGTAAATATACTAACTGGAAATATAAAATTACAAATTACTCCTCCAAAATCAACTAGCACTACTCCTACAGAACAAAACCCTGTAGCTAACTTTGCTAATTCAAGCGATATTGGAACCATGATGTATAATATTCAACTTGATTTAGATAAAAAATCAGATTCAAATACTCCTACAGGTGTTAGTGTTTTAAAATTTACCAAAATAACACAAGCAATAAAACAAACATATGATGAAACTAAAAATGGAAACCAATATTATATTAGGTTAGGTTGGTTTTTAGAAATATTGCAAAATAGTATCATACCTGATGTTAAAAACGGAAATGTTAATACAAAATATATAACATTTGATACTGACATAGAATCAAATTTAATATCATTATATAGTAGACAACTAAGCGCTGACCCATCAGTATGTTTATTTAATACTAAATATACATTAAATAATGGAGAACAAGTAGAAATTTTAAATTATGGTGAACAGTTTAAATTTTATGATCCTGATATAAAATGTTATTATGGGAAATTTATGAATGTATATTTTAATATGAATTACATTGTAAGTTCTTTAACAAAATTAATAGACAATGAAGGTAAAATAATATTAATAGATTTTTTAAAACAACTTAGCTCTGATTTTTGTAAAGTTACAGGAAACTATAATAAAATTGAACCAACAATAAATGAAGAAATAAATAAAATAGTTTTTGTAGATGATGTGCCTATACCAGGATATGAGACATTATTAAAAAAAATAAATCCAACAGGATCATTTAATGATGCTTTTTTTGTATTATATGGATTTAATAAAGCAACTAATAATAATTTAGCAGGTATTGTTAGGGATTTAAGTTTAACTACTACTATTACACCACAATTAGCAAGTTTAATTACTATTGGTGCTCAAGCTAATGGTTATATAACAGGTCAAGATTCAACATCATTATCCACAATAAATCGTGGTTTAACAGATAGAGTTAAACAAGAAATAATAGACCCTATCTCATCATCTGATTTTGATATCAATAAAATTTTAGGGCTTAGTGGGACTGGATTAACTATTAATGCGACTACTCCACCACCATCTTTAGAAACTAAATATGTTAACCAAATTGGAATATTTAATACTTTTATAACTACATTAGGATCAATTAATGGTTCAAAACCAAAATGGGACCAAAATGCTATTGATAATTTTAAAAACATAAATACTCAATTTGCAGAATATGACCAATATGCTCAAACAAGAAATGCTCAATTAAATAATCCATCTGGATATATAGGTTCTCCTACTATAGGATTTTTACCATTTGGTTTAACATTAACTATAGATGGCCTTTCAGGAATGAAAGTATACCAAAAATATACTATGGATACTCATTTTTTACCTTCAAATTATCCTGAATCATTAGAATTCTTAATCAACGGTATAACACATGAGATTAAAGATAATCAATGGATTACAACTATTGAATCATTCGCTGTTCCTAAAAATCCATTTGGAACACAAGATACTCCTATAACATCAGATGGCAGAGTACAAGGTGTTTCTCCAATAGTAAGAGGAAATAATTATCCAGCAGCAAATTCAAAACAATATAGTAATATTAAATTTCAAAATATAGGACAAGGTAACCCATCTGATGATAAAATAAACCCAACTATTCTATCAGATATAAACAAAGCAGCTAAAAATACAGGAATAGTAGTATCTGTTACAACAGCAGTTAGTGGACATCATGATAATCCTCCAAGTCGACATTCTTCAGGTAATGCTGTAGATATAGCTTTAATAGACGGAATACCAGTAAGTCCAAATGCTTCTAATAGAGCAAAAATAGATACTTTTGTAAATGCACTTCAAAGCATAGGGTATTCTAAAAACTTAGAAAATGGAACTTTAAAATCTGTATTAACATTTGGTTTTCCAAATCATAATAATCATATTCACGTATCAAGTCAAGTATAAAAATGTATTACCCATTATCTCAAATAAAAACCAATTTATATACTAATGGTGGAGAATATACTTATATCTCATCTGGTGAATCATATACTGGATATTATTGGAAAGCATCAGATGGAAAAATATTTTCAGGTAAAACTCCACAAGACACACCTGTAGAAGAATTAACACCTATAACTACTCAAAATTTTAATACATCTTCCAGTAATATATTCTTAAGTATAAATCAAGAAGATACAAATAATACAACATATCTTAATATAAAAAATATATCTGTTAATAATACTATTTATATTCCTCCATATTCATTAACATTACCTACATCTCAAGATTATCAAATCGGAGAATTTACAAGATATTTTTGTAAAAAATCAAACGAAGTAGTTTATATTGAAATTAGTCAAGATACATACAATTTATTACTTAATAAAGACCAACGTATATTATGGCAATTATATACTCCATTTAATATCCCATGGCAAATTACTGGAGATAAACAAATTGTAACTCAAACTAATCAAAATATAGTTGAATTAACAATATTTAAAAACAAATATTATCGTTTTAACGATTATCTTAAAAACGACTATTTAAAGTATTTTAAATAAAACTTGGTTATTTAAGCCTTTTTTATTATCTTTATTGAAAATAAAAGTTTTGTTTTATCTAGTAGAAAATACAGATCAATTACGTTCATTCTATAATAAAGGCTATAAAAAAGCATTTGTTGAAGTAATACCATATAGTGATTTAGTACATCCCATTCTAAATCAAGTTTCATTACTGTATATAAAACCTATAACAGGCGATGATGAAAAAGGATATATATTAAGTGTTGATCATAATGAAACATTACCTGTAAATATAAAACATATAAATCAAATACTTAAACAATTTGATGAAATATATGTTAGGGATAAAAAAACATTTTTATATTATTTCCAAATTAAACAAACAATAGATATATGCCTTTCATCACCCCCATATACACATCCTACAACATCAGTTCATGAATATTTTTATAATATATACCCTTCACGTTTAGATATAAATCGAATTATACCTATAGTTAAACATTATGAAAGATGTGAAAATATGTATAAACAGGTAAAAAATTATATTAGACCTTACGATAATAAACATTTCGATAAACTAATATATTCAATGTTTTATATTGAAAAAAATGGTATAAAAATAGATAAAGATTTATTTAAACAATATTTAAAACCAAACAATGAGTTATTTAATATTAAAGATAGTAAAATATATACCCACTATAATTTACACACAATCACAGGTAGACCTTCTAACGCTTTTAATAATATCAATTTTGCCGCGTTAAATAAAGATAATGGATGCAGAATGGTTTTCATACCTGAAAATGATAAATTTGCCGAAATAGACATCTCAGCATATCATCCAACATTAGCAGCACAATTAATAGGATATAAATTTAATGGTCCAATATATGAGACATTCGCTCAATATGCTCAAATAGACGTTAAAATAGCCAAAGAATTAATGTTTAAACAATTATACGGCGGAGTATATGATTCTTATAAAGACTGGGAATTTTTCGCCAAGATAATCGAGTATACTAATAATATATGGTTACAGTTTGAAAAACAAGGTTATGTTCAAGTACCTAATTCAAGTAAAATATTTTACAAAAATGAGTTGGAAAATATGAACCCGCAAAAACTATTTAATTATATACTTCAAAACTTAGAAACATCAAATAATTCTCGTATTATATGGGATATTATAAAAATATTAAAAGATAAAAATACAAAAATAGTATTATACACTTATGATGCTTTATTATTTGATTGGGACAAAGATGAACAAGACGTAATGGATGCTATAGATGATATATTTAAAAAATACAATCTAAAAATTAAATACAATTATGGAACAAACTACGATTTTGCATAAACTATACAATATTTATTGGGAGGACAATTTTGACCTAATAAATAATACAGATTTGAATAATAGATTATTATGCTCTTTTTCTAGTTTAGAAGGATTAGATATTCTTATAGAAAATATTAAGAGTTCATACACCATAATGTATAATAAAATGTTTGTGCTTTATGTTAAAAGTACAGACGAATATGTTATTACATATAATATAGAACAAGGTAATGTTAATAACATGCCATCTAATACAATACTTGTGCATAGAAAAAAAGAACACAACGTATTATACACTATTAACGCTTTAAATGAACTAATCAAAAAATTAAATGGAGGTGTTGTTAACCCAGCATTCCCTATTGAGTGGCAACATTATCGTAATAGTATATTATTAACTACTCAAAATGAATTAAAACAATTAAATACTAAAATTCATAAAATTATAGAATTATGAATAAAGAATTTCAAAGAAGCTATAGCTAAAGTTATTGAAATAATGAATAATTTTAAAAATAGTTTGGCTATTCAAAAATAGGTTATTATATTGATGTTATATTTAAAATTTTATAGTTTATGGATTTAAATGAAATTAAGAGTCGCTTGAACTCTCTACAACAAGCAAAATCATCTAAAGGCGGCGGTGAAAAGAAAAATGTATTTTTCAAACCAGCTATTGGAAAACAAGTAGTTCGTGTTGTACCAAACAAATACAACAAAAAGAACCCATTTACAGAAGTACTAATACATTATGGTATTGGTAACAAAACAATGATCTCTCCTCAAAACTGGGGTGAAAAAGATCCAATTGTTGAGTTCGCAAAAGAACTTCGTAAAACAGGTGACAAAGAAAATTGGCGTTTAGCTAAAAAATTGGAACCAAAAATGCGAGTGTTTGTTCCTGTAGTAGTACGTGGACAAGAAAGCGAAGGTGTTAAATTATGGAATTTCGGTAAGGAAACTTATATGGATTTCTTAAATTTAGCAGACAATGAAGATATTGGTGATTTCACTGATGTAGCAGAAGGTAGAGACATTACATTAAACACTGTAGGTCCTGAAGTAACAGGTACAGCGTATAATAAAACAACTATTATGCCTCGTACTAAACAAACATCATTAGTTGATGATAAAGTACTTATCAAAAAACTACTTGAAGACCAACCAAACCCAATTGAAACGTTTAAAAAATACTCTTATGAGGAAATGAAACAAGCGCTTCAAGAATGGCTAAACCCAGAAGAAACAGAAACTGAAGAAACTGAAGTTGAAGAAACAGTAATTGAAACTCCTAAAACATCAACTAAGAAAAATTACGAGTTAAAAACACCAGCTAAGAAACAAGCAAGTAAAGCAGATAAATTTAATGCTATATTTGAAGATGAAAATGGAAATGAAGATGAAAATAATGGTGATAACGATGATGATTTGCCATTCTAGATATTAAAATAAGCCCCTCAATAGAGGGGTTTATTTACCTTAAAATAAAAATATAATAATATTATGGCTAAGAAAAAAGATAATACAGCATCGCTGAGTGAAATAGTATCCTCTGAACTTAAATCAAGTTTTGATCTCGACAAATATAAAGAGAAAAAACTTATGAATAACAATGTAAAGTTTAAAGAACAAACATGGATACCATTTTCTCCTGCTCTTCAAGACATTCTATCACTCCCAGGTATTCCTGTAGGACACATCACTATTATTAGAGGTAGGTCAAATACAGGTAAAACAACTACTTCTATTGAAGCAGCAACCGAAGCTCAAAAAATGGGTATATTACCTGTAATCATTATCACAGAAATGAAACATGATTGGAATCACTGGAGAACTATGGGATTCCAGATGGAAGATATAGTTGATGAAGAAACAGGAGAAATAATAGATTATAAAGGTTTCTTTTTATATCGAGACAGAAGTACATTAAATTCAATTGAAGATATAGCTACTTTTATGTTAGATATAATTGATGACCAAAACAAAGGAAAACTACCATATAATCTTTTATTTATATGGGATTCTGTAGGTTCAATACCTTGTAATATGAGTATTGAACAAGGTAAAAATAATCCAATGTGGAATGCAGGAGCAATGGCTACTCAATTTGGAAACTTTATAAACCAAAAAATAATGGTATCCAGAAAAGAATCAAGCCAGTTTACTAATACATTTTTAGTTGTAAATAAAGTTGGAGTACAACCAGCAGAAGTACCTATGGGTCGACCAAAAATGACTAATAAAGGCGGTGACACAATGTATTGGGATGCATCTATAGTACTTACTTTTGGAAACATTACCAACTCAGGAACATCTAAAATAGAAGCTACTAAGGATAAAAAGAAAGTAGAATTCGCATTACGTACTAAAATAGCTTGTGATAAAAATCACGTTAATGGTATTACTACAAAAGGAACTATAGTTAGTACAGTTCATGGTTTTATTAAAGATGATCCCAATGCTATTAACAAGTATAAAAAAGAACATGCTCATGAATGGATAAACATTCTTGGAGAAGGAAAATATGATGTAAATATAGATGAATCAGAATGGAATGAAAAATCAGATATATCTGAAATAGTTGATGAAGAATAATATGAGCAATAAAAAAGATTTACTAAAAATACTTAATAACTTATCAGAAGATACAAATCAAGTTGAAGATAAACATCATGATAGAGTTATTTTAATAGATGGTTTAAACATGTTTCTTAGAAACTTTGCTATGATTAATTTCATAAACGAAGCTGGAAATCATGTCGGTGGACTAGGAGGTTTTTTAAGATCATTAGGGTTCTTAATTAACCAAATTCAACCCACTTCTGTATATATAGTATTCGATGGAGTTGGTTCTTCCATAAACCGGAAGAATCTTCTCCCAGAATACAAATCTGGAAGAAATCTAGTTAGAGTTAATGATAAAGTATTTGATGACATAGAAGAAGAACAAGATTCTAAAATAGATCAAGTTCGAAGATTAATACATTATCTTCGATGTCTTCCTGTTAACACCATTTCTATCGATAAAGTAGAAGCCGATGATATTATCGCGTATTATAGCGATATATTACCGAAAAAATATAACTCTAAAGTATATATTGTATCAAACGATAAAGACTACTTACAACTAATAAATGAAAATGTTACTGTATATCGCCCAGCAGATAAAGAATTTTTTACTAGAGAAACTATTAAAAATAAGTTTGGTATATTAACAGAAAATTTTATTATTTATAAAACATTACTAGGAGATAACTCAGATAAAATACCAGGTGTAAAAGGATTAGGTGAAAAAGGTATATTTAAACGTTTTCCTGAATTAAAAGATCGAGTAGTAGATTTGGAAGACTTATTTGAATTATGTATACTTAAACATAAAGAGCATAATATATATTCTCAAATAATATTTTCTAAAAATAATCTAGAACGAAATTATAAACTTATGGATCTTAAAAATCCATTATTAGACGATAATGAAAAAGCATATTTAGAAGAAATATCAAATCAACCAATACCTGATTTAAATGTAAGTGGTTTTTTAAGATTATATAATGAAGATGGATTAAGCAAAACAATTAAAAATACAGAATATTGGTTAAACAATACATTTAAAATACTAAATAGTTTTAAAAAATAAAGTTATGACAACAACTACATTATCAAATTTATCTCAATATGGGACTGGATTTCAAGTAAAAGTATTATCATCATTATTAACACATAAAGAATTTTTATTAAACATTTATGATGTGTTAAGTGAAGATTATTTTGATTCACAATCACATAAATGGATAATTAAAGAAATACTAAATTACTATACTAAATACCATACTAACCCATCAATGGAAGTATTAAAGGTAGAATTGAAAAAAATAGATAGTGAAGTATTACAAATCTCTATTAAAGAACAACTTAAAGAAGCATATAAAGCCTCAGACGAAGATTTAAAATATGTTGAAGAAGAATTTAGTAATTTTTGTAAAAACCAACAATTAAAAAAAGCATTATTAAATAGTGTAGATTTATTAAATGCTGGTGATTATGATTCTATTAGGGTTTTAGTTGATAATGCTTTAAAAGCAGGTCAAGATAAAAACATAGGCCATGAATATAATAAAGATACTGAATCACGATATAGAGAAGAACATAGAGCAACAGTACCTACACCTTGGGAAGAATTTAATGAATTATTACAAGGTGGATTAGGCAATGGTGATTTTGGATTAATATTTGGTAATCCAGGTGGTGGTAAATCTTGGGTGTTAGTGGCTTTAGGAGGTGCAGCTGTAAAAGCAGGATATAATGTCTTGCATTACACATTAGAATTAGGTTCAGACTATGTTGGAAGAAGATATGACTCATTCTTTACAGGTATAGATGTTAGTAAAATCACTAAATATAAAAATACTGTAGAAGAAGAAGTATCAAAATTATCAGGTAATTTAATTATTAGAGAATATTCACCAGGCAAAGCATCTATATCTACAATAGAGGCTCATATTAAAAAATGTATTGATTTAGATTTCAAACCCGATTTAATTATTATCGATTATGTCGATCTATTGAGATCAAAGAAAAACAATCGTGAACGAAAGGATGAGATAGATGATATTTATGTTAGCACTAAAGGATTAGCAAGAGAATTAAATATTCCAATATGGTCTGTATCTCAAGTTAATAGAACAGGTGCTAAGGAAGACGTAGTAGAAGGAACATCAGCCGCCGGAAGTTATGATAAAATAATGATTTCTGATGTTTGTATATCACTCTCACGTAAAAAAGAAGACAAAGTAAATGGTACCGGTAGATTCCATATTATGAAAAACAGATATGGAGGAGATGGTATGACTTATAATGCTAAAATAAATACATCTAATGGTGAATTTGAAATATTAGGAGAATATGTTAAAGGTGAAAACGATGAAGACTCAGCATCTTCTAATAATAGAAAAATATCATTTGATCAAATAAATACTATGGATAAAAAAGCACTTAAAAATAAATTTTTTGAAATAAACCACTCTTAATATTTAAAATTATGAACATTGAACAAAGCATTCTAAGTGATATAACTGTCTACATGAAGTATGCTAAATTTTTACCTTCCGTTAACCGCAGAGAAACATGGGAAGAATTAGTAGACAGAAACAAAGGAATGCATTTAGAAAAATTCCCCAACCTAAAAAATGAAATCGAAGAAGCATATCAATTTGTATATGATAAAAAAGTTCTTCCGTCGATGCGTTCAATACAGTTCGCAGGAAAACCCGTTAGTATTAATAATGCTCGTATATTTAACTGCTCTTACTTGCCTATTGATGATATCGCTGCTTTTTCAGAAATAATGTTTTTATTATTATCGGGATGTGGAGTAGGATATTCAGTACAAAGACATCATGTTGAAAAATTACCTCAAGTAAGAAAACCATTAAAATCAAAACGTTATCTAGTAGGTGATAGTATTGAAGGATGGGCGGATTCAGTTAAGGTATTAGTAAAAGCATATTTAAAAGGGGGCCCATTACCATTATTTGATTTTAGAGACATTCGTCCTAAAGGAGCTCAACTTATTACAGTAGGTGGTAAAGCACCTGGTCCAGAACCATTAAAAATCGCGCTAGTTCATGTACAAGCAATATTAGATAGAAAACAAGATGGTGAATATTTAACACCACTCGATTGCCATGATATTATCTGTCACTTAGCAGACGCTGTATTGTCTGGTGGTATTCGTAGAGCAGCATTAATAGCATTATTCAATTTGGATGATGAAGATATGTTGACTTGTAAATTTGGAAATTGGTGGGAAGATAATCCACAACGCGGAAGAGCAAATAATACTGCGGTATTAATCAAATCTAAAATTGAAAAAGATACATTCCTTGAATTATGGAAAAAAATTGAATTAAGCAATAGTGGAGAACCAGGATTTATATTCTCAAATGATAAAGATGCTGGAACTAATCCATGTGCTGAAATTAATTTAAAACCAAACCAGTTTTGTAATCTCTGCGAAGTAAACGCTTCTACTGTTGAATCACAGGATGACCTGAATGCGCGTGTGAAAGCAGCAGCTTTCATTGGTACTTTGCAAGCATCATACACAGATTTCCATTACCTAAGAGAAATATGGAAAAAAACAACTGAAAAAGAAGCATTATTAGGAATCGGAATGACCGGTATAGCTTCGGGTGCTGTGTTAAATTATAGTTTAAAAGAAGCCGCTAAAATAGCTGTTGAAGAAAACGCAAGAATAGCCGAAATTATAGGTATTAATAAAGCAGCTCGTATTACAACAGTAAAACCAAGTGGTACTACATCATTAGTATTAGGTACTTCATCTGGTATCCATGCTTGGCATGATGATTTCTATTTAAGAAGAATCCGTATTGGTAAAAACGAAGCATTATATACTCACCTTCTTATTCACCATCCAGAATTACTTGAAGATGATTTCTTTAAACCAAACATACAAGCAATTGTAACAATACCACAAAAAGCACCAGAAAACGCGATTGTACGTCCTACAGAAACAGCTATTGAATTACTAGAACGTATTAAAAAGTTCAATAAAGAATGGATAAAACCCGGACATAGACGCGGTTCTAATATGCATAATGTATCTGCTACGGTAAACATTAAACAAAACGAATGGGAAACTGTAGGAGATTGGTTATGGGATAATAAAGAATATTTTACAGCTTTATCATTCCTGCCGGAAGATTTGGGTACTTATGTTCAAGCTCCTTTCGAAACAATCACCGAAGAACAATTTAATGAACGTGTAACACATTTACATTCATTAGATTTATCAAAAGTAGTTGAATTTGATGATATGACAGCTTTAATGGATCAAGCAGCTTGTGCAGGGCCTGGAGGAAGTTGCGAAATAATATAAAATATATTTAAATATTAATAAAAGATAGGGGACCTTTTAGGTCCCCTTAATATTTATAGGAAAAGGTTATTCAAATTGTTTTTTATTTAACATTTTAAACATTTTTATAACCAAATGAAAAAAATTATTTTATTTATTCTAGTTGCGCTGTTGCCGTTTCTAGTTAAAAGTCAAACAATCCCCGCAGCTCCTGGTACAGGACATTATGTAATTATTGATACTGGGTACAATGTAGGTCCAACCGCAACAGGTACAACTACTGCTACTCTTTATTTCAGAAACAGCACTACTAGTGATAAAATCACAGGTATGCAATTTAGAATATGGTACGATAGTCTAGCATTTAATGGTGCTTCTCCAACAGTATCATTACTTTATAGTTCTGCTAACAAATATATACAATATGTTACTGATACAACTCATGGTAGTATCACTATCACTTTAGTTTATACTGGTAGTAGTTCAACTTATAATTTAGGAGATAGCGCGGCTTTTGCTATTACTTTCACTCACAATACTAATACATCTTTATTCAATACTTTAGATAGTATAAAAACACTAAAAGTATCAGGCGCTCAAACATACACTAATTTAGCGTCTACTGTTTATGGTAATGATACTACATTAACTATTTACAGTTATGGTGGTAGATTTAATCGTCCTTTCCTTCATTATCATGGTCAATTTGTAAATGTTACCGGTACTAACACTAGAAACATAACTGTTTCTTTAGAGAAAAAACCTAAAACAAGTGGTACTTGGGTTAATATAAGTACTCAAACAACAGGTGCTGATGGTAAATTTAATTTTACAACTATATTAGATACTACTTATTGGGCTGCTAGATTAAATATTGAAGGTGATACAATGAATATAGGTAATATTATATCAACAGCCGATGCTCAAAAAATAAATCGTTTTGTACTTGGATTAGACAATCCTCAAGCTTTTGATTTTTACACTTCTGATGTAAACGGAGACCATAAAATATCGATTTCAGATGAATATACTGTTTATGGTAGAATAGCAGGTAGATTTAGTACTTGGGTAAATGGTGTTAAAGATGTTTTATTCTTTACCTCAACCGAATATAGTACTATTTCTTCAAACCCAAATACAAATTATACAGCAACTATCTCAGGTACAACAAACGTATTATTTAATATAGTTGGTGGTAGCGTCGATTCAGTAACATATTATGTTGTGGGTGTAGGTGATGCTAATGGTACTGGATTTAAAATGGCTAAACTTACTCCAATTCAAATTATTAATCCCAACAATAACAACTATATAATAGATGAAACTGTTGAGTATTATGTAAATAATTTAAATACAATTGAAGTTAATTTACCTTCATTATCAGTAGATGCAGGTAATTTAGTAAATATACCTATTAAAGTACTTACAAATGGCGAACAAATAGGTTCATTACAGTTAGCTTTAAAATTTGATACTACATTACTTGATTTTAAAGGTGTAATATCTGAGGAAAAAGTAGGTAATTGGATGTCATTTATAAACCCAAACAGTGGAGTAGTTGAATGGGGTGGATTTGATGCTAGTAATAATCAACATCTTTTAAATAATGAAGATCAAGTAGTAACATTACAATTTTTAGCTAAACAACCTAAAGATAATTGGACAACTTCTCCAATATATGTTACTCGTAAATTTGCAGGTAATGCTTTAGCTACTGATTTAAATATTAATCCTACTGATGGTAGAATTGAAGTTATGAGAATGTCTTCACCTGCTATTAATACAGATAATAATATTGCTTCTATTAATGTTTATCCTAATCCAACTAGTGGAGAAGTAGTAATTCATTTTTCTGTTCCTAAAGATGGTAATGTGACAGTTGCTTTTTATGATGTTAACGGAAAGAAAAAATACACAGTAATACAAACCACAATGCCTAAAGGTGTTTATGCTTACAAAGCAAATATAGATGGATTAGCTAAAGGAGCATATAACGTTGTAATAACAACAAATGAATCATCAGCTTACAATAAAACAATTTTAAACTAAAACAAAACAAATTATGTCAGAAGAAACAAAAACAACCGACGGGGGTTGGTCAGGTCTAAAGAAAACATTAATAGGTACACTTACAACAGTTATCGCTGGTGCTGGTGTTTGGGTAAGTTCATTTTTGGGTGGTCATAAAGAAGAACCTAAAGCAGAACCTAAAGCCGCTACTGCTGCCCCTGCTCCAGCTGCTGCTGCTCCTGCCGCTGCTCCTGTGATTATTAATTTATCAAATAATAACACAAACCAACAAAAACAAACAGGTGGTAGTGCAACAGCCTCAGCTGCTACTAAAGAAAAACCAGTTGAGAAAAAAGAAACTAAAAAGAGCGAAACACAAGATGCTCCTTGGTAATTAAAATTAACTCTATGAAAATATTATATGTTATAGCTTTAATGCTGTTACCCTTTATTAGTGTTGCTCAAATCGGTTCTATTAAAACCGAACAATATCATGCCCGCTTTGAAAAAGGAATCTCATTAGATAGTGTTCTTAATTATAAGGACACTGTCAAAATTCCTATTCAATTATTAAAAGTAGGAATCAATTCAGAACTATATGAAATGTATCCTGAATTAAAAGATAAACGTGTTGGTTTGGGTGTAACAAACATTGTAATTGAATTTTTAGAAGAAACCAATCGCTTTGTATTTACTGAAGATAAATTAGAAATCAAAGAAAGAATGATTGCTGAATATAAAGCATCAGCAAAAGGTTTTACTGAAAATAAAATAGATGGTAAAGGTAAAATCAAATTAGCCAAATATTTTGTTTATATCGAAGTATATGACTTTTCAGTATCTGAAGATGAAATAGTAAAAGCTAAAGATGGATCTAAAGTTACTCAAACAACTCGTTTAGGTTTACAAATCAAGTTTGTAGATGCAGAATCAGGAGAAATAATAACTGGTAGTGATATGGGTGAGGCTTCAACTGTAAAAACATCTAATCTTTTAGGTGACATAGATGAAATTAAATTTAATCAATCCACAATAGGTATTTCTACTAAAAAAGCACTTGAATCTGCTTCAGTAAATGTCATTTTAAAATTGATTAAAAAAGGTGTATTTAAAAACTAAAATATTAATCTTATTAGTATTGTTTGGACTGACTTCTTATGGTCAGTCTTTTACATATTCCTATAAAGATCCATGTAATGGTACTTTAAAAACATTAATAATACCAGCAAGCCAAAATACAATATCTGTTACTTACTATAATCAAATACAAACATTTAATATAAACGATTTTTCTAATGGTGTTTTTGATAAGTGGGTATCAAATACTTACAGTCAATATAGCGTTACATCTCCTTGTAGTGGATTAGCATTTACTGCTACTACTAAACAAAACCAAGAACTTACAGCTACATTAACCGGGCTAGTAACCACTTTAACAAACCTAAACTTCCCCGATCCTAATACTCCAGACCCAGGTGAACCCGTTCCTACCCCTGATATTCCTTCAGGTAGTGGTTCTTCAGATGTATTAAGTGGTACAAGTAATAGTGTAACATCATCAAGTGGAGGTGGAAGCGATTCAAAACCATCTTCAAGTTCTAAAGACAAACCAGGAGCATTAAAACCAACAATTGTAGGTAGTTCAGATCTACTTGCTTTTAGCAATACAGATGCTTCTAAAGGTGGTAAAGTATCAGGTGGTTATACTTCTACAAGATGGGATGGTAAAGTATCTCATGGTATAATGTTTGATTATTCAACTAATATCCAAGGTCCTAATATAACTGGATTTTATTCGTTTGCTAAAGGTAAAAGAATGAATTTGATATCAAATACTATTTCTATTGGTTTTAGTGGGAAAGGATTATTTTATAGTACATTAGCTGCTGGTCAACTTAGAAATTATAAAAAAATAAAAATAATAGGTTTATTAGCAGGTACGTATGGAGAAATGTATCAACAAAAACTTATAGGTACTTCTATAATAACTGGTTTGATGTATGATATGAAAGTAGGTAAAAAAATAGCAATAAAATTTACAAATTTGTTTGTATATTCTCCTTACATGCAATATTACAATGATATGTTATTAAAATCACCTTATGTTATTTTACCTTCTATTGGTACAAATTTAAGCTTATCTAAATCATTTAAATTTAATATCAATGCAGGTGGTGCTTATCAAGTTAATAGCGGAGCTCTTAATTATACAATAACAATAGGAACAAGGTTAGCATTATGATAAAATATATTTTAACTATATTATTTACCTTATTTTCTCTAGCACTACTAGGACAAACATTTACTTATTCAGGATACATTTATAATGCTGATGGTAGTGGAGCAGGTAATGTTCCTGTTAAATTATATTCAAGAACCACCACCACCACTGTTGTAAGTAATTTAAATACAAAGATATACTCAACACACAATGGAAACGGTAGCACAAACCAGTACAACCAGTATGCAAGTACTGTAACCGATATGGGTTACTTTTTCAACACAGGATATAGCAACACTAGGTTAAACTGGTCCGGTACTTTACCTGCTACTACCGTGTTAAATTGGGGTACCTGGACTACTCTATATTATGCAGGAGCTAGTGTACCAAATGGAGGAGATTATTTTTCAACCGATGTTACAGCCACCTTTGTACCTAAAGAAACAGGTACATACTATTTTGGTGTTAATTCAGATGATGCTGGTGATATTTTAATAAACGGAAGTCTAGTTGCTTCTTATTATGGTGGTCATGGTATGGGAGGATATCAAATAGGTGGTATTTCTATGACAGCCGGCACATCTTATACCTTTGAAGCAAGACAACAAGAATATGGTGGTGGTGAAGGTTTGGCTGTTGCTTGGAAAAGACCATCTCAATCAACTTATACTTTACAAACAGACGAGATAGGAACTGCTACCACAACTACTTCTGCTTGGTCTTTATATGGGACTTACTACACAGATTCTACAGGTAAGTATACAATAAGTGTACCTACAAATTCTACCTTAAGTTGGCAATTAGAATTTGATGCTTATACTCCCTCTACAACATTACAAATCTCAGATTTTATAGGTATAGACAATGTTATACTTAATAAAACAATATTAAATGGTTTACATTATTATCTATATGATTTAAATAGTACTAACAATATTACAATATCAGATTTGTATTATATAGCAGGTAAAAAAAGTGGTAGATTTTCTACTTGGGGAAATTCATTTACCTCAAGATTATTTACTCCGTCTCAATATACTTCTATAACCTCAACAACATCAAATTTAAAATCTACTTATCCTGGTGTAACTCAAATTTTAATATCACCAGCAACAAGTGGAGGCACTGCAAATTATTATCTAATAGCCCCAGGTTATTCTGGAAAAGTAAATTATTAAAATATGAAAAAATTATTATTCGCTTTAATGTTAATTCCTACTCTATCATTTGGACAATGTGTAAGAGTTGATTCTGTTTGGTGTAACAAAAAAGTTAAACAAATAGGCACCAGAAGTGTTCTTTTAGGTGTAAAACAAATAACTGAAGAAATATTATCAGAAAAATATAAACTTTGTGATTCTAATGCAATTTCGGTTAAAATAGAAATATATAAAATAGGTATGCCTTCAAGCAATTTTAAAATAGCAGGCGCCGGAGAAGCCAAACAAACCACACAAGTTTACACTAGAATGTATTTTGGCGATAAAGTTGTAGAAGGATTAGGTGAATCTGAAACTAAAGCAGGTTACATACTTATTGAATTAAATGACGATAAAATACCATTTAGTAATACAACAATAGGTAATGCATTAAAGAAATCAATACTCGATGCTTCCGGAAAATTATAATATTTATAACAAACAAAAACAAAACAGATTATGAACTTTAAACAATGGATTATTGATCTTTTCAAAGATGAAAGAGGATCAACATCAGTAAAACCAGTAGTGGCCGTGATTGGCACTTTATTTCTTTGCGTAACTATGACATTAAACAGTTACACACATGAAGAATTTAAACCAGCTCCAGAATTAGTAAACGCTGTATTAGTTATAACAGCAATTGGTATGGGTGCTGATACTTTAGATAAATTCACTACAAAGAAACCAGACCCAATTACTCCAGCTGCTCCTGCTGAAACACCAACCCCAGAAGAAACATCAACAGAAGCGTAAATGATAAAACTAACCAGTATCTTAAAGAGTATAGCAAATAAATCAACACTTAATGAGTGTGTTGTAGCAGCTATTAAACTCGGTAATGACAAAATTTTAGCTAAAAATAGAGATCGCGCTTATGATCCTACTATTAAAATTATTCATGAGTTAATAGACGATATAGAAGTTTGTTATCTATATGATGAAATTACCGATTACTCTGAAGGTATGAATGAGTATGGTATAGGTATTATAAATGCTTCATTAATGGTGGCTGAAGATGAAGCTCAAGGCACTATGCAAAGTAGTGAAAAAAATGATAAGAAAAAAACAGCTTCTCCATCATATGATGGTATGAAAATAAGACACGCCTTAGCTAACAAAAAATTATCTAAGGCGGTTCGTTCTATAGTATCATACCAAGGTGAAGACCCAAAAGAAGTAGGTATTAAAGGTGAAACTATAGTTTCTAATCCTAAATATACCTTTATCGTTGAACTTACAAGTAAACATTTACCTGTAATTACAAAAATGAAACCTGACACTAAAGTAGTAGTACGAACAAATCATGGAATACACTATAAAGATGCAGGTTACACTAGTGGACCTAAAAGAGCATCATCTATTTCTAGAAAAGAAATAGCTCAAAAAGAGTTAGAAGACATAAAAAATGAAAATGAAATTCTTCCTGTATTGTCTAAATCTATAACAACAGATAATTACAATAATCCTTATAGAACAGATAATAAATATGGAATGAATACAACATCACAAATTAAAATGAATCTAACTCAACTTACTTTTGAACTAGATTATGATGATGAACACAGCAAATTTGAAGGATACGAAAATAAACTCCCAGAAGGATATGAGCCTAAAATAAAGGTAAGATTTAAACAAACAGAATTACATAAATAAAAAACAAATAAAATGGATTTACAAAAACTAAAAGGACACGTTCCTGATTCGGTTATTGAAATGTTACCGGATACAATCGCGAAATTTGAATTAAATACACCATTACGCTTAGCACACTTTTTAGCTCAAGCAGGTCATGAATCAGGTGGTTTTAAAGCATTAAATGAAAACCTAAATTATGGAGCTAAAGGTTTACGTAGCATCTTTGGAAAATATTTTCCTGATGACGCTAAAGCAGCTTTATATGAACGTAAACCTGAAAAAATAGCTAACTTAGTTTATGGTAATCGTATGGGTAATGGTCCTGAAACATCAGGTGATGGTTGGAAATTTCATGGTCGTGGATTTATTCAATTAACTGGTAAAGAAAATTATGCTGCTTTTAGTAAAGAAATAAATGAAGATTGCGTTACTAATCCAGATTTAATCGCAACTAAATATCCTTTAGCCTCTGCTGCTTGGTTTTTTCATAAAAATGGATTACATAAAATAGC